TTTTTAATTAAATAATACCATAGCCAAATCAATTTTGACCTTAAAAATTCATAAGCTATTAGTATTAATATATATTTCACATTTTAAAGTTATTATGTTATCTATAAGATACATTTAGTCCCAATTATAGATAATATATGGGACAAAGATATTACTTTCTGTGTCAATATAAACCCTAAAATTTAAGGTCTTTCTTTAAACGAATAGTAACTTATAAGTTACTTATATAGATTAGATATTTTTTTATTAATTCCGTAATCTAATAAAATATATTTATTGTTTTCTATTCCCCAATTTTCACAATTATATAAGTCGCAGTTTTTAAAATTAAATTCACTTACATAATATTTTAAATATTTTACATTTGCTTTTGGTATTTCGGTAACTGTATTATATCTTTTTTGGCATACTATACCTAAATACATCCATTTTAACTCTGCTAAAGGTACTATGTTTTGATATTTATTCCAGATATATTTTTCGTTTAATCCTTGCAAATATCCTCTTTTTGATAATGGTATTTTAATTACTATATTTTTTAGTATAATAACTAATCGAGTTGAATATTTAAAACTAATCATAAGTTAATTTGGATTTTACAAGTAGTACAACTTAATTTGTGATTATCATTTTCTAAACCGCAATATTTACATATACCATTACTCCAAAACATATTACAATTTTCTGCATCCTCTTCTCTGTTAAATGCTCCATAAGTTTGATACATTCCAACCGGAGCAGTAAACCTATAACAGTAATCTTTACTTGGACATAAACTGTCTGAACACTTTGCTATATCAGCCATTTTTTTGTTTTAATAATTCTCTATAAATAGCATTTGTTTTTTCGCAGTTTTGACCTCTTAAATATTGTCTTAAAATTTTATTCGCTACTTTCTCAATTTGCGAATCAAGATTTGGCGGAACTTTGTTTTCCATTACACAATTTTATAATTGATTATTCTTATATTTTTTAACTCATAATTTCCATCATTTGCTACCTTAACGTGAGCAAACCCATGATTATAATTATTATAAGGCGCATATTCCGGCTCCAAACCGCAAAGGCATCCTGTTGACCAAGTTGTTGTAACTTCACCGCTTAAAGTCTTTTCTGTGTGTTCTGATGTGCGATGATGGTGACCTACGATTGCACTCTCTTTGGCCTTCATAAACAAACCCCTTGCAGGATTAACAGGAGGTGCAAATCCACCAAACCACTCATGGCCATGAAGTATTGGAAGATTTCCTGCCATTGCCATTTGCTTATCTTTAACCAATGTAACACCAAACTCCCTAAATCGCAAAAGTTGTTCAAGTTTAAAATCATCAATCCCTAATAACTCCGGAGCTTTAATCATCAAATAATCTTCGTATCTTTTTTCGTGATTTCCGATTTTATAGTAAATCGGGCATTTGAATAAATCTTGCATCATTTTTAGAAATCCTCTAACCATTTCTAACTCTCCCGCCATATCTCTCAATCGTCTGTCTTTAGTAAATCGACTGCATTGGTAAAAGTCAGCAATATCACCATTTAAATATATTGTATTGACTTTATTTTCAAGTCCGTAATTTAAAGCAAGTTCTAACGCTTTGTTATCTTGATAAGGGAAATGAATGTCACTTAAAATTAAAATATTGTTTTGGCCTTTTGGAATAATAAAGGCTTCACATTTTTCGTAATCGCTATCCGGTAAATCAATTATTCTGCTCATAGATTGTTTTTTTTGAGTTTCAGTACGCACTCCCGCTTTTGAAATAGGTGAACTATTTTTACCATTTTCGCCTCTATATCTTCTAACGTTTGTTCTTACGGTATCAAGTGAACTAAAGTCTAATTTATGTTTATCATAAATTAATCGTGAAATGGCCATTGTAGTTGCATTTGGGAACTGATTTATAAAAGATAAAACAATATCTTTTTTGTAAGTAGCAGCGTTTTGATTGCCTTTTATGCTCATAAGTTTTTAATTTGGTTATTCAAACCTACAAAAAAAGTATTGAATAACAATACTTTAAGGAGTGAAATATAAATCAGCTTCTTTTATTCTTCGATTAGTTAAGCCTTTTAATGCAACTCCATTGGCTTTATTCCAACGCAAAAATTCATTTCTAATAGTCAAATCGTTTGGATTTACATTTACCTTTTTTAATAAAGTAGAAGAAGCCAAAGCTCCCGATCCTAAATTGTAGGCAAAGGATGTTAAAGCGTTTAGTTGATTTTGAGTAATTGGCTTTTTAACTAAATTAAAAACTTTACGAGCAAACCTATCAGCACTTAATTGTAGTAATTCTTCAGCACGTTGTTTAGTAATTGGTGGATCTGACATTAAAACTTTCTTGTTATTCTCATAAAAAGTCGAGCCATAACCAATAGTAGGCACTTTTGCGCTACATAAATAAGGTTTAAGGCTCAATCCTTCAAATAATTTTATAAGGTCGTATCCTTCTTTATTCAGCTTCATTTTTTTTATTTTTTTCCATCAGCCACCATCTGCGAGTAGTATATCCAATAGCTAATAATAATGAAAAAATCTTCAATCCTAATTCTACATTAGAAAAACTGAAACTAATTAAAAATCCATTTACTATCAAAAGTTTTATGTCGTGTGCATTATTCATTATTATGTTTTTAATTTCGAGACAATATCAGTAAAACCTTGAATGCCTATATAAGCACTCGCAACAATTACCCAGTCTCCGGATGTTATATTACTAAAAAATAAACCAACACACGCTATAAAAAAAACTAATAGCTTTCTGCTAATAAATTTGTTTAGTAATTTGTCTAAAGTTTCTTTGCTCATTTTTATATTTGTATAGCTTCGGCTTGTTGGAATATTTCGTCAACTTGGTCATCAGTCATTTGTGTAACTGATTGAATAAATAAAACAGTTTGCGAGTATCTTTCTATTGTTGTGCCATAGTTCCATACATTTTTAGCAGCAGTTTTTGTTGGTTCTTCTAATTGGTCTAATGCACTCTCAATAGTAGGTATTAAATTCATTAAATTTAAAATAGTTCTAACTCTCCATAGTTGACTTTCTGATGGTGTTTTGTCTTTAAACGCTTGTTCAATTTCTTCCGGTGTTGCACCCTCGTAAAACTCTCTCGTATCAAAGTTAAAATAAGGTTTAACCATTTCAACTTGTAAAAGTTCATCGATTAATATTTCAGTTTCTAAACACTCATTTGAGTAAGTAACTCCGACAACTTGATTAGTTGTTATATTTATTATTGTTTTCATTAATCAGTTATTTGAATTCCTCTATATGTTATACTATCTGTTGCGTTTGTTAATTGACAAGTCACAAAGAAATATAAATCAGCACCTAAATTATATGTAAATACTGAAGTAGCACTTGCTGTTGCCCCTATTGTTTGGTCATTTTGTGTATTATTACTAATATTCAACAAATATATATTTCCACCATTTAAAGCCATTTCACGTTTAAATTTCATTGAGAAATTTGTAGTATTAAATCCCGCAGTTGAAATTAAAGTAGCACCAGTTAAAGTGTTTGTAGTGTTAATTTCTAAAGTGTGTGTTGTGTTACCTATATTTGCTACTTTTGTAACCAAAGCACTAAAATTTAAAAAGTCTCCAGCAGTAAAAGTATTGGCTGGAATATAATAAGTAGCTATAATAGTTTTTGCAGTTGTTCCGGTATGCGTAACTTGTGGTGTTAAATTAAATAGTTTTCTTTGTGGAGTGTATCCTAATATTGTTGTTATGGATGCTGTTTTCCATTGTGCAGGTGAAACAGTATTATCATAGTATAATGTATCTTTTAAAGTAGGACTTTGCGCTTGTACGTTATGTAATTCTTGAAGTTCATATCCGTTTTGCACTCGAACATACATTCTACCGGCACTTCCATTACTTGCTGTCGTTACAACACCTAAATAAACTAAATGATTTGGCGCATAAGGTTTAACATTTGTAATTGTTCCTGCTGTTGCTCCAAGATAAATAGCATCACCATCAGCAAAAGTTGATGTTGGTAAAATACTTAACCCATCCAATAATCCTTGCATCATTATTAATCCCTTTTGATTAGCTGCAATGGATGTCGATAAAACTAATCCAACAGTTTGAGCGGATGTTGCATCCGATGTGTTAAACGCTCTTTTTACAGTCATTCTGTCTCCTGTTCCGCCAAAAGCATAAACAGGCATTCCTTTAGTTAAGGTAACTGAATCATCATTTGTAACATAAGAAAATAAACTATTTGGAGCAGTTCCAATTACTTGAAATCCGTTTAAAGAAGTGTTATAAATGCAAAGCATTTCTCCGCCATTAATAATATCACCACCTATTAAAGCACCATCATTATTTCTATAAAGAGTTTTTGCCCCTAAAGAATTGATGTTTAAAGTTGCTCCTGTTGTATTACCATTGGTGAATCTAATCAAGTAAGCATCAGCATCATTATAAGCAGCAACTCCTGTAATTGTTGCAGTATATGTATCAGTTCCTGAAGCGGTTGCGTGAGGTATTCCACCACCACCTGAAGGAATGTCGTCTGTTGTTGCTAATGTATATGTTCCCGTAGATTTATTAGGAAACTCATAATTTTGGAGTGTATCTCCGCTTGTATCAAATCTTAATGATTGTATAAATGAAACTTGAGCCGGATCGTAAGCATACATTTGACCATCGAATCCAAGTTGAAATGTTGGTGTGTTAGTGACTAAATCAGTTGCAATTAATTCATATCCGTTAATATCAAAAGAAGTTAAATTTTCATTATTATTAACTATAATTGAGTTAGTAGTAGTATTACCTTCATCCAAAACTTCTTGAAGCGTTGGAGTGCCACCGCCACCTGTATTTAAATCAATTAACGCTTCATCTAAAGTAGTTTCGGTTGAGGTAACGGGATTGTTAACGGTAATATTTGCACCACCTTCATCGTATAATTCATCAAAATTTGAATTGACTTTTATAAAAGCATCCCTTACCTTATCACCTGTGCCATCATTGGCAGTTGTCCCGACATTAATTATTTGCTTTGCCATCTTTTTTTACTTGTTTTTTAAATAAAAACTGCTTTAATTTTTCTTCGTTTCGTAAACGTGCTATGTTTGGCTTTTTAGTCTTGTCCATAAGTGTCAATTTCTATATTTCCGCAATCATTACAACTATTATTCCCAAACCACCAACTGCCAACATTTAATTTTTTTCTTGAAATTGTATCGCTGTGTTTTGTATATTCCGGTATTTTGTTGTAAGATAACCATTTTTGCATTCTAAGTCCGAAAACTTCTTGCTTACTTCTTTGCTGAACCATTAAATAATCAACCTCTGATTTAGTTACGCTTTCTGTATTTTCAGCAGTATGCTTATAAACACCACCATTTGAGATTTGATAAGCTAAAACCAAAAGAACATTTTTAGCGGTTGCACGAATTAAAAAGTCAACTATAAAATCCTCGTATAAAATCAAATATTTATCTTGTAATTCCTCATTCTCAAAATCGGTGCAAATCTTATCATATAAAACTTGGCCAATTAGAGGCTCTAAATCTGTTATTTGTGCATCCTCAATGCAAGGCACTATTTTATCAAAGTCAATATTCCCATTTAAAGGCGTTTTTGCGACTACTTGCTGCGGTGTTATTAATAGTATCATAATTTATTTTATATGTCGTGAGGTGCTATTCCTGCTATTCCACTTGCTCTATCTTTTTTTGCATCGTCAATAGCAATTGGTGATTTAACATCAGGTTTAACATCTTTAATTTTATAGGTTAATTTTTCCCAATAGTGTTTGCAAGTTCCACCTGTAAATGTGGCACTTAACAAGCCACCGCCCTTATATTTCCAAATAGAATACGGATTATTTGGGTTAGGATGTTTACCGAATCCGGGGTTTACTGTAATATCTCCCATGGCTTCAATATCCTCTCTTCTGTAAATCTTATTTGCACTCATCATATTTTTACAAAATTCTCTTTCGGGTGATGAATTACCTGCGTATCTATAACGAAAAAGATAAAAATCAGTATCGTAAATACTTCTTCGATTTGAGTTTGCAGTTCCTGTGCTTGTGGCAAATTTATAAGATAACTTTTCTTCTTCTTCATAGTCAACAGGTTTGCACTCAATTAACTCGTAATTCTCTAAATCTTCATCCTCACCTAACTCAATAAGCTCACTACCTATTTTTTTTTTTTCTTCTGATAGTTTTACTTCCGTTTCAACTTCAACTTTTTTAGGTCGCAAATTCATAAAATACAATTCTAAAGTAATTTTATTTTGACCTAATACGTACTCGAATCCATCGGTTAAAGCATTTTGCATTGGCGTAATAACATTCAACATTGTTTCGTTAAATGCAGTTTCGATTTCATCTGCATTACTGCTAAATCCTGTTCCCGATTGAATACCTAAAATTGCACCGCTTACAACTTTGTGAGCTGTCAATAATTGCTTTCTCGCTTCCTCTGTTAAAAATTGATATTGTTGGTGTGCATCTGCTATGGTTATTGTTTCAATCGTAGTGGCATTGTCTTTGTTTGAATTAAATGATAAAATAAATTTATTAGCGTTATTTGCACCTGTCCATTTTTTTATAATGTTACGTTCAAATTGCGTTTTAACCTCGTCATCAGTAACGCCCTCGTTTACATTTATGATATGCCCTGCGCTCAATCCGTTCTTAATATGGTTCACACAATAAACAGAAATTTGCTCTTCTAATTCAGCATAATTTAAGCCTGAATAATAAGATGGCCTTGCAAAATAGAAATCGTTTATTGAATATTCCTTGATTACAAAGACTGTCTTTTTTTCTGTTGTGCCTTGAACAAATACCGGTATTTGAGTTGGCGGATATTTTCTTGTATCACTCCAATCGTAAGAATACCAATATGAATTAATAACTCCATTTTCATCAACTTCATTTGGAACTACTTTATTTTTTGGCAAGTGATTTATTTGTGCAATTTCATTTCCTGTTTTACCTAAAATTATCTCAAAACTACATTCATGAAATAAGGTATAATCTTTTACTAATTTACGAACTATATCTTTTGTAAATAGTTTGTTGACTTTAGCCATTTGGATGGCCTGGTTAGCCATATAATTTGCAGTCAAACCTTGGCCATAAGTATAAGAGTAATAACTGTCTAAAATAGCTGCGTTTGTTGGAGAATATTTGTAACGATTAATTACATAATCATACCCTTCATTGTTTTTGCCATTTAATACATAAGTTTTACCGCTTGGTTTTACTTCTTCAAAAATCTGCGTATCAAATGCGCTTAAACTTATTGTTCTTAAATCTCCCATTATTGATTGATTTTATAATTTTGTAAATCTGTTTGATCCGTTGCAAATGCTTTGCCTCGAAATAGTGTATTTTCATTATCGTAAACTTCAAATTCAAATGTGCTTCCTTCGCTTACTGTTTTGTCAAATTCAAAAGTCAAATAACCATAACTATAAACGGCCGACAAATCATCAAAAGTTTCTTCTGTGGCTTTGCTTTCATCACGAATTTTTAAAGTAACTAAATCCGCTTCATAACGAGGTATAATAGTTACAATTTGAGTTTCTTCAGATGGTCTTAATATTATCATACTAATATAACGAAAAAAAAACTTTTTGATACAAAAAAAAGACAGCATAACTTAATACGCTGTCTTTTATATTTACTTTAAAAAAACTTAATCGTTTACATATTGGTCAGAAACCATATTAAGTAAAGAAGTTACTGCTGCACCTGATAATATTGGAGCAGTTTCAGGCTCTAATGCTTGTAAAGTCAATTTCAATCCGTAGAAATCACCTAAAGCACCACCTAATTCTCTTGTTCCTGTTGTTTTATCAACACCATTTTTTAATCCAATAGCATGGAATGTTCCATTGTTATCTTCTAAAAAAATTAACATTCTATCTCTTGAAAGCAATTTAGCTTGATTAACCAACGCAGCAGTTAAGCCGGTCAACATCAAACTTAATTGACTATCATAAAAAATAGTTCCGTTATCTCTTGATGCTGTTTCAGTTTCAACATAAGTATTACCTGTATTTTTTAATTCAAATTTAAAAACTTCATCTAAAGTTCCCAATCCTGTAAGTTCTGAATTAACTACCGTTGCGCCAATATCTGAAAATTGAGCAAAAAAAGCATTAACTAAACCACCTGTAAAATTTTTGCATTCTAAAAGTCTGCCGTTTGTTATAAATTCACACGCTGCCATTATTATAATGTTTTAAATAAGGCGGTATTTTCAACCGCCTTGTTATTTATTAAAGTGTATATGTAGTGTATAACACAACCTCTGCACCTCTTACATATTGTACTCCGGCAGTATAAACCATTTTGTAACGAACTGTTCCGCTCAAATCAGTATCATCCATGTCTTTGATACGCACTTCATTATGATCCGAAAGTAAACCTGTTCCAAAATATAAATTTTTCTTTTGATAAACTACCATAGTTGAGTCAGGTAAACCATTTATGATTTCAAGTACATAATTTCCATAACGTAATTGGAAATCATCACCACCTAAACCATTTGAAATACCTGCGCTAACTAAAGCTTGTTGGTAAAACAAAGCCACATCGCTTGATATTGCAAAAACTAAATCTGTTTTTCTTCTCAAAGCTACAGGCACAGCAGCCATAGTAGCCTCGATTTTAGAAATTACATTTGATTTTGTGATAGCAACAGGTGATGCTACATCAATAACAGTTCCATCTCCTAAAAAAGCAGTGATAAATCCATCAAAATGTCCATCGTCTGCTGCATCTCCAATCCAAATATCTGAATCAGTAGCTTGTGCTGTATCAGCTAAAATTTCAACTAATAATGCAGCTTCCTCATCAACCGGCATATTGTCGTTGTGAGCAGAGAACCCCATTGAAGCAGTATCCCATACATTTCTGAAATCTTCTTTACAAAGTTCAGCCTCGTTTTTGATTTTCTTTGGCTCTAAAATTACCTCGTCAAGAGTTACACTTCCCGCAGGAGTGAAACCACAAGAATAATCTGTTCTACCATTTCCGTAGTCAATTTTACGGATTACTTGTTTTACAGGAATATTTGGTAAAATTGTTACCAAACCTCTCTGAATAGTGTCTGCTTCTTTAAAAGCTTTCCCTATAATTTCACCTGCCACCGTTCCTGCATAGGAACTGTTTACTGTTGTTGTTGTTGCCATTTGTTTTTAGTTTTTATTTTTTAATTCTGTTAATGATAAAGCTAATCTTCCTTTTAAAGTTTTTGGTTTTTCTGTTGTAGCTTGTATTGGTGCAATTTTTGTTTTTGTTACCGCAGGAGTTTCTGAAAGTTCAACTTTTAAAGTTTCATTTTCTTTAACTTGCTCCGATAATTTAGTTTCGATTGCTGAAAATCTTTGCTCTAAATTCTCATTGAATTTAATTAGCATTGAACTAATAGCATTTTTCAAATCTGAAACCTCACTTGTGTTTACTGATGCAGGAGCAGCCATTTCTTCAACCGGTGCTTCAACTACTTCTTCTTCTTCTTTTGCTGAAATCTCTGCAATTATGCCAACTTCTGCAACTGAAATTTTAGTTCCATCATTAAGAACGTACTCTCCAATTGGAGCAGGAACATTTCCATCAGGAGTTAAAACTGAAATAGTACCACCAATCTCCGGCATTTCAGTTTCTGTTACCAATGTTAAACTGCCATCTTCTGTCTTCCATTCGGCCAATTTAACTTGTTTGCCTAAAAGAGTTTTAAACTCATTTAGCAAATCGTCTTTCATTTGTTTAAAATCCATATTTACTTTTGTTAATGTTACTTTTTCGTCAAACATACCTTCTATTGAAAATCCGCTTCCGTTATCTTTACACAATTGCCATTGCTCTTCATCTTCTATTTTCATAGCAACAACCCAACTGCCAACAGGCGCATCAATTCCGTATAATGCTGTCTTATCTTTTTCTAAATCTTCAACAATCCAACTCTCTACGATTGTTCCATTCAAAGTATATTTAGAATGTTCTAAATTTGCGTTACTTTGATTGCCTTTTTTAAGATACAATTCCGAGGCACGTTTTATTGTTTCTTTAGAAAAATAAACATAGTATTCTTCCTTTGTTTTTTCGTCAAATCGATAAATCTTTTTTTCGGGAATCAATGCAACCCCTAATAAAATTTTCTTTTCATTATCGATTTTAGCAAACTGTACTTTTTTTTCTTCTGCCAAAGCAATAAACTTGCTCTCCATGGCCGGAGATCCAACTACCGAAATAGAATCCACCCCTTGTAAATCTTCATCCGATAAGAATAACTCGTATGTTTTCATAACTATATAACGATTTTTTTTTTTAGTGATATATTTTTTTTATCCAAAAGTTGAAGTAGCCACCGCATTTCTGTCTAAAGATTGCTGTGTGCTTACTTGGTTACCCACAACGTAAGTTTGTATAGGTCTGTTCTGCTGACCTGCAATAGTTTGCGATAATTGGTTAGTTGAACTTTGACCTACAATATTAAATTGTGGTGGAGGAGCAGGTGCGCTTCCTCCGCCTCCTACACCTCCGCCTCCGCCTCCTCCGCCTGGAGTTTTAACTGCTAAAATCTTTTTAACAGATGCGTAACCTGAAGCTAATGCACCAGCTGCTGCAACTGCTCCCAAAGCAATACCAACAGGACCAGGTACTGCTGCCACCATTCCTTTAAATGCTGAAACTCCTGATTGTATTGTGTCTATTGTTGTTGCTGCTATTGCTGCTGCTTTTCCAGCTGCTGTACTTTCACCTAATAAAGTTGCTGCTGTTTTAAGACCAGATGACATTGATTGTAATGCTTTTTCTTTTGCGGCTTGTTTTTCTTCTTCTATTTTAATTTCTGCATCAGCACCCGCTTTTTTATTATCATAATCTTGTTTTTGATATTTTAAATTAATTTCATTAATTTCATTTTCTTGCGATTCTTTTAAAGCACTTGCATCTAATCCATTTTGTTCAGCATAAGCTAAATCAGTTTCATATTTTAAACGTACTCGTTCTAAATCCGCTTCTTGTTCAGTCATTTTAGAAAGCTCATTGTTTTTTTTAGCTTCCATTTCTTTATCAAAAAAAGCGGTATCTGCTTTTTCTCTGTCCAAAGCCGCTTGATTTGCAATGTCAGTTTCAGCACGTTTTAATCTTAAAAACTCATCAATACGTTCTTGATTTGCTTTCTTTTGTTTTTCTAATAATTCATCATTATGTTTCTTTTGTGCTTCCGCTGCTTTTTCTCTCGCATTAGTTGCCTCTTGAACTTCTTGAACTTGATTGTCAATTCTTATTTTTGTACGTGCATTTATAGCATCTGCATAATCTTTATTTGCTTTCTCAAATAATTCTTTTGCTTTTTTGGTTTGTTCCTCATCGGCATCACTTTGTAATGTACTAAAATATATTGCTTGTGCTTTCTCTGCATTTGCTTTTTTCTGCGCTATGGCTTGGTCAGCTAAAGCAATATTTAATTCTCTTAACGCTTTTGTACTTGCGCCTGATGCTTCAGCCATTCTGTACTGCGTTTCTCTATTTAAATCTCCTTCTGCATTTGCTTTGGCAATACTTTCAGAAAGTAAATCCATTTGCTTTGCTAATTTTTTATTATTAGCCGCTGCCATATCTGCCGCCTCTGAACTTGAAATAAACATTTTTACCAAAGCATAACCGGCAGTAATTAATGCAGTAACAACAACTACAATTGCGCCTATTGGATTGGCAGCCATGGCAGCATTCCAAAGCCATTGAGCCGCTGTGCTAATTTTTTGAACTAATGAAAAGGATTTAACTACTGCGCCAAGTTGTTTAAATGAATCTATGCTTTCTCCTAATGCTTGTGCGCCACTTGCTATGGCCATAGCAGATTGAACTTTTAAAATCGCTCCTTCTACTTCTTTGCTTTCTGATCCAAGCGTTCCCATTAATCCGGTAACAACACTAAATCCACCCGCAACACCTGTCAACGCTCCGCTCAATGCCTTGAATTTTGCATCAGGATTAAATGCATCTGTTAACGCTTTTGCATCACCAATTTTATCTTTTAATTCTGCCGCTCTTTTAGCAGCCTCAACCGCCTCTCGTGAAGTATCACCAAACTTTTCAGATAAGGTTGCTACTTCTAATTGCGCCTCTCGTAATTGAGTCTTTAAAGATTTGGCTGCTTCCTCGCTTTTCTTAAAATTTTGCGTGAAGTTTTCTAAACCGCCATTGGCACGAACTACGTCAACATCTATCTCTACAACTTTCTTAATAGCCATCTCTTATATTGTTTAATCGTTTCTTTAAAAGTTCTGGGACATCTATAAGCACCTTTTGCAAATTCTATATTATCGCTTCCGTTATAAAAATCCATTGTGTTTAATAATTCTACTAAATTCCCTATCATTGTGTTTGTGTTATTGTTAATGTAAAAGTGTCAAGTCCGATAACAACATCTAACTCCATGCTTCTTTCTAAAATCGGGTTTGTTATTGCAGCCGTATACTCTGAAACTTTAATTAAAAGATATGCACTTGTATTTCCAAAACTATTTTCTAAATCAACCCATCCAACACCATCACCTGTATCTACTTTAGTAACTACATAAGGACTATTGGCAAGTATTTTTAAATCATAATCTTGCGCTCCACTTGTAACCGATAGTTCTGTGTATTGAATGCCATTTTCAAATGGCGAATATTGTGGTAAATAGTAATAGGTTGCATCAGCACTTATATCAGTTGTATCAACAGAGTATTCAATAGTATCAACTGTAATCGATATAATTGAATTTATACTCTTAAAAGGTAATCCGATATAGTTCAATAGTTCATAATTTACCTCTCCTGTGGTGAGATTAGACTTCATTGAGTTGATAACATAAGCCTTATCGCTTATTTGTATCCTATCATTTAGGTTAATATCAATCATTTTGCCTATTGGTAAATGCGCTCGGTAATTGCCTAATCGTCTTTTTGTTGAATATAAGTCCGAAATATAGTCCTGCCAATAGTTGCTGAATAGATTATTTGTTATTTCAGAGTACAAAAACGTACTTACATCAGCAGAAAAGTTTACCGATTGAGTAACTTGCTCAAAAATGCTATCATTTTCAGTCGATGTAAACCAAGTATAATCTAAATCGGGATTGCTATCAGCCTTAATTGGCAAGTCATAAAACTGATATCCGGCACGATAAAATAAATAAGGCTTTCCGATATAAGGTTGCAAAGTTTTATCAATAGACTTTCCAACTTGAACGTTAGTAATATCGTCTGTTGATCTATCTGTTAATCGCTCAAACATTAAGTTATCGAACTGCGTTTCAACTTTTAACTCACCGCCATCAATATCGTAAGTAGTGGCCAAATCGCCATAACCTAAATCAAGTCCATTACCTTCTCTAAATCGCTCATTTAATATTTGCCCCGATTTTTGATGTTTAAAATCTATACGTTTAAATAGCTTCGGTTTTTTAATTGTAATATCTTTCGTGTCTATATATTTGGTAATATCAACTAATTTACCCTTACTATACCAATCATCCAAAGGAATAAAAGAAAAGCTATTATTCGAAATTGGTGTTAAAACCAAATTGAACATTTTTATAATTGAAGTAATAAAATCTCTAACCTTTAATTTTGGTATTTGTTCAGATATTTTTAAAATAGAATTAGCTGTTGTTTGACTTGCTGAAGTTGCAGTTAAAATTCTTTTTGTAATCGAATCAGGGGGATAATCTAAAGGATAATAATATATCCAACCTTCATATCTTAATTCAGATGTAAAAGTTAAATTACCGCCTATACTTGAAACTTTAAAAGTGAACAAATGATTTGATGCATCTCCATCTTCTCTTTTATTGTAAATTTGAGTATTTGTAGTTTGAAATAAATTATCATAGGTATTGTATAAAACACCATTATCGAAAACTTCTAAAATATAAGGATAAGTAGATGTTGTAATTATTTTAACAAATACTTTTGCTCTTTTATAATTTGGTCTTATATTAAAAGCACTAAAATTAGTATCCCAATCTATGGCAACCGAATTAGTAGTAATATTTATCTCCGGACTTGGAACACTCCATCCAGCAACTGATGTTGTCAAAGTTGTATAATCTATACTTAATGCTGTTGAAAGAACTTTTATTTGACCTGAATAAGAATGCAACCACATAAACAAATTACCAAAAGCAGCACGATTTAAAAACTCCCTATCAAATGAAATATTATATTTATTTTCAATAGCTTCTATTATTCGAATTACTCTTAAAGCAGGTTTTAAATCAGTGTATTTTATCTCTCCTAAAACGTTTGTAATATCATCAGTATTTCCTGTTCCGATTTGAAAGTTTCTTATGCTTGAAATTAATGGATAATAAATATCGCCATTATTTATACTTTCATCTTGCGTTGCATCAAAAACAATACTTCTCGTAAAATCATGGTCAAACTCTGACAAGTCTAAAACTGTCAACTCATCATCTCCAAAACTATCAGATAGGTTTACTACTTTTGAAAAGAAACGAATTGTATAACTTGTAGGTTGAGCGTTTTTTAACTTTACATCTTCCAACTGAATCAGTCCATATCTAAAAGGTAAACTGCCAATCTCAATCAACGAGCTTACACGAATGTTAGGATTGAAACTCCCATCGACATCAGAGTTATAATAGTGTTGAAATATTCTATTATTGGTATTACTTGCTGGAACTGTAAACGACTGCGAAAAATCGCTAAAGGTTTTTGAAATATCGTTTATGTTTTGAACGCTTGAATTTAACTCAAAGTTTTCATCCTTAAACAAATCAACCTTTATAAAATTATCAGGGTTGTTTATATCTAATATGTATAGGTTAGTTCCTATCATTATTGTACGTTATTTATAATGTCAAATGAATATTTAAAGTTGAAAGAATATTGTATCAACTTGTCATTTAATTGCGTTTTATACGCTACGGATTTGCTTTCTAAATTAACCGGAAGTATCTCGCCATCTTCAATAAACCATTTCTTCTCTGACAATAGCATTTGTTTTACGTTCTCGTTTTCTACTTCATTCAAGTAATCAGTATTACAAACAATTCCGCTTCTTCCGTTTAAATTAAACGTGCTGTATTGGTGATCCGTTGTATTGTAAATCCCAAAGTTAGAAGTCAACCCTCTGTAATCTTCGCCATCAACTTCGTCTGTTATTTTATTTACCAACGTAAGAAAAAATGATTGTGGAAATCCGAACTTATTTATAAATACGCAGTTGATAACCGGATACCTACAACCATCTAAAACATAGTAAGTAATTGTGCGAGTTTCATCCTCGTAAACAAATTCACAAGTTATAGCATCGCCACTATCGTAGTCTTTTAAATTTATGCTTTGAATGTACTCTGTATTCAAATCTAAATTGGCAGTAATAGTTATTGGAGTGCCATTTACCTCCAAAGATGTTAATCCATCAGTTATAAAATACAACCTGTTATCATTATCTCTAAAATGTCTTTGATTGTTATTTGATATTAAAACCTTGCTTGATAATTGTGGATTGAAACCCTGATTAAAATAGCCATAACCATACATCGCTAAAATAGTTCCTTCAACTTGAAAAACTTGATCGTTATAATCAAAACACAAAGCGTTATATTTTACCCAACATGTTGCATCGGGTTGCGTTGGTTGAACTCCTGCCAAAAGATAATTATCAATGCCAGGATTTGTATTCTCTTTTATCAAATGATTAATGTCAAAAGATATTGTGCTTTGGCCTAACTGAACAACCTGCTTCGATAGTTCATAATTTGGTAGTGTTGGTATTGTATTTACATCCGGACTATACGCAAAGAACTCCATTGTTACCGTATCAAATAAAACGTTTGGAGTTATGCGTAAAGAATAAGTGCTTCTTACTAAAGCATAAGTTAATTCTAACTCAACATTGGTGTTAATTATTTCATAAGTAATACCGGCAGTTCCACTATAACTTATATTGATATTCCCTTCGCTTGAATTGTCAGGCTCAACATCACAATGAACAATATTAGCAGTTCTTGTAAAAGTAATATAATCTGGAACTGCAAATGCTTGTAAATAGGTTAATAGGTTTGTCGCTGAAGCGTTAGCATCAACACCAATCAATATATCATCTGTATTTACCGGAGTGGTTTTAAAAACTCCACTAAAATAATTGGTTTGATATTCGCTAACCACATTAACGGAAAACAAAAAACTCGTTCCATTTGTAGGGTTGGTATCTAAAATTATATTAAGCCTTTTTCCCATTATCTTCTAAACTATATTTTAAAAACGTTTCAACATCTAATCCGTATGCCTCTAATATTGTATTGTCTAATCCTTTAAATCCAACTTCAAAGGCATCAGTAAAAAACAAACTCGGCCTTAATCCTGTGTTAAAAATTGACCTTCTAATATTGAATAACATTTGTGATCTACTTGCAAACTTGCCATTTGCTCTCGGTGCTATTCCTTTTCTAATTACCCATGAGTTAATAGCGGTTTTAAACATTCCTTTCGGTGCTGTTCCTGTTCCAAATTTATATGGACTGTTTGGCGCTTTTTTGCTTGACCTTGCACCCTTAACCCCCAAGTCCTGAAACGTTCCATAATCTTCCATCGAAAATGAAATCTCAAAACTATTAGGACTTACTTTAAAATTGCCACTAATTGACTTCGATAAATTACCTGTTGCGTTTTTACCCTTACGTGCTAAATTTGTACGTGCTTTTGAAACAACCTCATTAATAAATTGCTTCAATGCTATTTCGGTTTGCTTTTTAGGTACAGACATTAATCTCGTTATTAGGAATTATCAGTTCCAATTCAGTTCGCCATCCATCCAACAAATTCATATCTTCAAATATGATAGGTGTTAATGTAGGGATATTATTCAATTCAATCTTATCAGCATTATTTTGAAGTCTTAACTTTGTAACCAATCTATTTAAAACAGCATGGCAGGTGTTAAGATTATCCAACTCGTTATCATTTTGTAACCATTTATCAGTTACTATTTTTTTACTTATATTTCTCAAATCCACTACAGCAACCTCAAACGTAAAAGATATAAATTGATTGTCAGCAGTTGAAGATGTAACTTGCAAATGCGCTAAAGGGAATATATTTTTTTTATTTATATCCATTCCGGACTTTAACCCATGTACAATAGTATGCACATTTACATCCTCTTGCAGTAACTCTTTTAGTAGTTCAATCGTTAAATAAAATCCTCTCATTTGTTTTGCTTTTTAATCATTTCAGTTGCACACTCTGCCTTTTCTTTTTCAAATTCCAATATCCTTAACGTTTTTGTAATTGGATATTCCAATACTTCTTCTTCTTCTTTGTGGTTTAATTCTGCTAAAGCTCGAATGCTAACGTACCAACCCCACTTTGCGTTAAATAGGCTCTCCCTTGTTTGCTCTTTTTCAAAATAGACATCGAATAATCCACTGTGTAATTTCCTAAGTCTTTCAGTAAAGCGAAAAAAAAAGCACACGCACCAAAATAATACTCACTTGGAGCATCTTTAAATAATTCATGAGTGCCGGTATAAGGAGCAATATCATAAAATGGCTCTGTTCTTTTAAACCAATTACGCTTAAACTTTACAATAGGGCGATATAATATTGACATCGCTTTGTAAAACGTTTCAGGCTTGGCCATATACATCTCCAAATCGATATATTCAGCAGTTGAAAGGTTATCTAACTTTGGAATGAATCCATAATGAACACCTTTGTAAACAAATCTGCGATGAAAATTAGGATCAATGGTTAAAGTCTTATTAACTATTTCAGTTATCTCTTGAAAGTCTTTTAACTGCAATAGGTTTGTGTTTTCAATCTCGCAAAAGATTGATACTAAATCCTGATTAGTCTGCTCCGAGTTTTGAAACTCGACAAATTGATTTAGTGTAATATCCTGTAATGTTGTTGGTATGTTTATCTTCATATCAATATAACGACAAAAAAGCGTTTTGATTTTATCTAAAATCAGATATTGATTTGCGAGAGTTACCGATTAAATCCCAAACTGCATATCCAAGCGCATCGAGTAAGTGATTGTAATCGTCAATAGGTGTTTGGCTTTTCTTGTCGTGCCAAACGTAATTATTTAACTCTTTAATTAAGTTGGAGCTTTCACTATCAACTATCAATTCATAATCTTGCACCAATGCAATACGTTCGATTATAGTTGGCTTCTTTATGCCTTTTATATTTAAACCCCTGCTTTTTAATTCTTGAATAAGTCTTGGCTCTGCGCTATCGGCTACGATTAAAGACTTATTGCAATAGCGCATATTTTCATGATAAATATCGCTTGTAGTTAGTGATGGCTTATATAAATATTCCTTTGCGTAAATGCGTTTTTTGGCTTTGTCAATTGATACTTTTATAAGCGTTGTTGGATCAATACTAAATCCAAAATCTTGTCCGAATATAACCGTTCCTACTTCTTCAAAATTATCAATTCGCCAATTATTGAAAACAACTCCTTCCGCTTTGTTAAGCCATCCACCAAGTATTTGGTGTTTGTATTTTTGCGGATTGATTTCTTTTATTCGCAGTATTTCATTTATAAAAGATTGATCCAGGTTATCGATATTATCCTCGTAGGTCGTATGTATGTACGTCACATCGTCTTTAATCCCATTGAATCCTTCTTGAACTCCACGCTCCTCAAAGAACTTTTTATAAATCCAATGTTCTTTTGTGCTTGGGTTAAGGATTAGGATAACCCTGTTTTGTTTACCTTTTTGCCGGATGGATAAATTGATTTTGTCAAAGGTGCTTTCGTCAGTTAGTTCTTCCGCTTCATCGAGTACCCAAGTCGTAACTCCCTGCAATGATTTAAGGTTTGCAGTTTGATCACCGCTTGAAGTCCTTATCCCTTTAAATATTATTTCGCTATTTGATTGCTTATTTCGAATTTCTGATTTGGTCACCTCAAACAATTCATTGAGCTGCATTAGATTAATCTTTTCTTGGAACTCCGGTATAATTGAAAGGTGCGCACTTGTCATTGTCTGACGAGTAAATAATATTTTATGGCCTTGCTCAAATGATAAGAGGTTGGTAAAAGTACCAACCCCGAATGATTTACTTGAACCTCGACCTCCGGTTACAATAAAGTAACGAGTATCATTCTCAAATAATGGTTTGTATTTATTGTTGAGAGTAATCACTCTTTAAATTTAATAATATCTTTTAACTCAAAGTTATTAATATTTACATTTTGGTCAACTGTTTCTTTTGGTTTACCAAGTAAATGTTCGGCTATAAATATCTTACCCCTATCGAAAGTAAATAGTTCTTTTATAACCTCAATACGAGCTTCTGCATCAGTAGTAACTGATTTGATTTCCTTTATAGCAGTAAGAATATAATAGTTAGTTTTTTCTTCTTCTACTTTTGTAGGCCTTCCTTTGCTTAACTTATTTCCTTTTTCAAATGCCATTATGTTAAAAGTTATGTTTAAACATTATTACAATAGCTTCTTTAGTTTCTTAATAAATGAGTTCCAAACCCCCGGACAATTAGTGCAAGGATCAAATGGCTTCACTCGGTAACATCTAAAATATATGCTTGATATTTTATTTTGCATCTCTTTATTTAGTTCCGTTGGATTGGATGCAAACAACGTGCCTAAATATTCTCTTTCGTCATCTTCTAATTCCAATGCGCCAATTGGGAATAACCTGTTTAGTTTTTCTTTTCTTTTAGTGCAGTCATCACATGGCTCAATCCCAACTGCTTCTGTTATGGTTGCTATTATATCTCCCGCTCCTGTAATTTTTTTACGTCTTCCCATAATTGTTCTTTTGTTTTTTTTACCGTTTTCTGAATTACTAAAAGATTGATGCCGGTTTGTCGAGATAGTTCTCGTTGGCTCATCTCTTGGGTTGTTACTTTTAAAAGTTCACGTTCAAAAAAAGGTAATTGTTTTACTTTTTTTAGTGTTATTTCTTTTATTTCGTCTAATTCAAAATCGTAAGTATCAGCAAAGGTATTACAATTATCAATTAGTTCAACTGTTTTTGTTTTTTTGTCCTTTAATTTGTCGAGCCAAATGGATTTGATTGCAAAGTAAATATAAAAATCATTGACCTTTTTATCGTAATTAGCAAATTTTAGATACATATCCTGGACAATATCGTCAGCGGTATCATGACATTTACAAATGTGAAATGCCATTTTGCGCCAATCTTTATCTCGCTTTGCTAATTCTTCAAGCATTCATTAAATTTTTAATGACAATATTTTTTTTAATCTCATCATATAATTCAGTATTAAACTCTAAAATATATTCGAGGCCATTTAGCATGATGCCCATTTGTTCACTATCCAAAACATAAACGCCATTAACATCTGCGATGACAAAATCGAAGTTCCTAAATTCAGGAGCTTCATCGTATTGGCTTATTAAAACTTTCGGCTGCTTCATAAAAACAAAGATATATAAAAAATAATTAGAAAAATGTTTGGTAGTTTATTATAAATAACTATATTTGCATATAATTATTAACTAAAAAATCAAAAATTATGACACCAAAACAAATGATTAAAGCAGAATACAAAAGAAGAACGGATTTAGTAGAAGACATTAACTTTAGAAAACAATGTGTAAAAATGGCTAAAGCTTTAGGAATAACAGCTGATGAATGGAATAAAGATAAAGTACATATTATGTTATTTTTCGCAAATAAAATTTGTCAATTAGAAAATCAAGCGATGTAATATCCGCTTTTAAAACCAAAACATTATGAAAACATTTTTATCAAAACAAAAGTACCAAGTTTACGCAATTGGATTCATTGCAGTATATTTTTTAACCCGATTTTTATATTAATTATTATGAGCATTAGAGCAAAACAAAAGTTTTATAACAAGGCCAAAAGTTTAGGTATAGACATGGCAAATGTAAACTACGATTTAGTGGATTTATCACAACCACAGAAACACAAGAGCAGTTTTAAAAAACGTGCTGCTGAAATAAAAGAAATGTACAATTATAAGTTCCCTGCTTATGTAGAGCCTCGGAGTTTTGATTTCGGATTGTTTAACATTGAATTTACAAGAAAATGACACCACAAGAAAAAAAAGAATTAGACTTTGTATTAAAGACCGGATTGAAATGCGCTATTGGAATAGCAGTATTATTTTTTGGATTACTAATTATAACTAATCTATTATGAAAAATTTAATATTAGACAGCATCAAAGATTTTTGTAATGATAACTATAATTGGTTTGATTACTATATTAACTCCAAAGGCTTTGAAATTTACGATGAAGATTTTAATTGCATTGCCGTAGTTGATTTTGAGATTGAGGTTGAGGTATATCGTAAGCCATGCACCGGTAATTATTTTAATCCACCGGAAACAGGCGAATGTGATTTTATACTTTACGAAATAATTGTACAGGAAGTTTATAATTCAAAAGGACAATTATTGCCAAACTATAAAGTAAAATTACAAGAGGAATTGGATAACGTAAAAGGAAAAATAATATGAAAACAGCAGTAGAATGGTTATGTGAACAATATCATTTAAAACAAGATATAGAAATAGTTAAACGTGCCAAAGAAATGGAAAAGGAGCAGTTAGAATGTGCCTGGAACTCATCGGATCAAAACATGCGTTTTCAATTTAGTAGTTCAGCATATAAAGCAATTACATTTAAACAATGGTTAGAAAATTTTAAAGAATAATAAACTATGAAAAAAGAAAAAAATTTAGGAGGTAGACCTAAAGCATTTATTGACGATGTGGCTGTTGTTTTGCCTATTTCAGTTCCAAGCAAAGAGCGTGAAAGATTGCGGATCAAATGGAACAAAGATTTAGAACAATTTAGAATTAAAAAATAAATTTGTTTATTAATTATAAATTACTATATTTGCAAACGAGTTGGTCAGAACTCTAAACCAAAACATAACTAATTCCCTCTGACACTACATACTGACCTATGTTTTG